CGGATAGGTATAGAGCTGCAACGCTTGCTAGCGCGGCACGTCCATAGCTATAGGCAGCCGCCTCTAGTTTTTTCTTGTCCATTTTTGCTCCTAAATGCCCTTAGTTTATTTGTGTAAGTACCGCTACTGTATGCGTTCCATTATCTGCAACGGCATATAGTGCTTCGTGGTCGCCCACGGGTACAGTTAATTTATCACCATTATCTAGCTTATAGCCGTTACTTGTAGTTACGTTTGGCCCGCCTAAATATATCGGCCCGCCGCCTAAGTTATGTAAAATGGCTGTTTGGTCAAAATCTGATTTAGGCACTATTACTACAGCCTCAGTACTTACCTCTACTTGCGCGCTAGTTGGCATTTTCTTGTCCTAACTTTGCAATTAGTTTAGCGGCTTTTTTTGCATTTACCGTTATTTCAAAATGCATTTCATCTTTACGGTTACGGTAATCACCGCCCCAAGTTAAGCCATATTTTTTAGCTAGCGCTCTAATCATTGGCACTTTATCGGGTGGAAACGTACCTACAGCTGCTAGCGGGTGTTTAGTCGCGTTTAGGTCTATCGCTGTACCGCTGCTATGGCAGCTAAGGCGGTCTGTACTGCCGCGCACCATACGAAAAGCATAACCCCACTCATCTAGCGCGCCCTCATCTATTGGCTCTATTAGCGCATGGAACTCAGCGGCAAAACCTACTAATAAAGGTGCTACAGCCTCGGCGCATCTAAGTTTTCTAGTAGTGCCGGGTACTGCATAACTCTTTATGCCAATTTCTGCCGGATCTTTACTGGCAGGCCAGCCGTTATAGCTTGTTAGCAATTACAAACCTAGAGCTGCTAAATCTTGAACAGTTAAGCCAAGTGCTTCAAGTTTTGCTTGGGCTGCTGCTTTTGCTGCGACTTGTTTAGCATCTTGTTCAGCCTTCCAAATATCGTATTGAGCAAAGCCAGCTTCATATTCTTCTTTGGTAATGGGCTCACACTCAATAAAATCAATACCTTCATATTCAGTTCCAACTTGAATATATCCGCCTTGAGGTATAAGCATATTTAACACTTCATAAGATTTAGCCATTATGCACCTATTTCCATTAATACTATTGAACCAATTGCGTTATTTTTTTGAAATGTTACGCTTACGCTTGAATCATAACCTCTTGCTTGCAATTTATAGGTTGTTGCAGAAGTAGTAGCAGGAGAGTCTAAGATAATAATTGAAGTTGTGCCAGATTTATATGTATTTGCAGAACTTCCAGCAAATTGCATACCATCAAATTCATCATGGTCTGTCGAATCATAATCTGCAATAACAGTTGCACCTCTTAATAGCTCAGCAGCAATAAAGCTGAAACCACCACCATTTCTGAAATGCTTAAACTCTGCTGTAACCATAACTAAAATTTTAGAACTAGCTAAAGTGGGCGTTATCGTTGCAGTTATGCCCGTATCCGTTAAAGTTGTGCTTGCAATAGTTGTGGGCGTTGTGGTTGTGGCGCTTACTACCTGCAACACCTTTCCACCACCACCAGCAGGTGTAGCCCATTCAGGAGCAGTTGCACCAGAATTAACTGTCAGAACTTTTCCAGCAGTTCCAAGTGATAATTTGGTAAAAGTATCTGCACCAGTTCCATAAACAAGATCACCAGCGGCATCAAATGCGGTTGCAACTGTATTTGTAATAACAGGTATTGGGCCAGTACCACTTGCTACTGATATACCTGTACCAGCTTGCACTTCAGTAATATCTCCAACAGGTGCGCCTACCCAACTTGCGCCGTCATAATATTCTAAAGCGTTTGTATCTTTTAGAAAAGAATATTGACCCTCTTGTGGTGAAGTTATAGCGCTAGTGCGCGCCGCTGCATCTGCAAAAACTAATACGCCTTGCATTAAATAGCCATTAACGTCTGCGCTGGTCAGTACCTCACCAGTAGTAAAGGTCTTAAATCCTAAGCCCGCTGCCATTATTCCCCCTAATAGGCCAATACGCCGGTATCTAATACCCCGTATATGGCTGAGTCTAGTATAAAGCCGTCTATTATCGGCTCTAGTGTGGTTAGTGTCGTTTTCCAGCTGTTAGGCGTAATTGCCATAGCTACGCCAAACACCTGTAAAGTCTTAGTTAAAGTAGATGAGCCCGGTTGGTTTGTGGTAATAGTTATAGGGTCAAAAAAATCTAGATCTAGGGCTGCGATTATGCCGGCATTATAGTTATCTGTGTACAAATCTAGGGTAATGGCATCACATCTTATAGAGGTTTCTTTACGGCTAGCTACATAGGCTTGGGCGTAATCTAACGCTACTGCGTCTGTCTGCATTAGTAGGTTTTGTTGATTATAGCTGTGGGTAAAATACTTATCTATGCTTGCTTGATCTATAGCTAGTTGTGCAGTACCGCCTGCCCTAGTTATAGAGGCTGCGTTAAATACCAAGGTATCATCTAAACGCCATACGGCGTTAAAATAGCCTATATTTGTGCCGTTATCGTTAAACACGGTAGGTGTGCCGCCTATGCTAGCTGTAGTAACTTGCCTATCTTGAAATACAAAGCTACCGGTAGCATCTACATATAGCGCCCCGTATTCACTTAAAGTAACTGTCTGCATAGCTGCAAGGCTGGTACGGGCCGTGCCGGGATCTGCCTGTAGCGTAGTTAGCCCTGTATCTACATCACGCATAGAGGTAGGCCAACCTATTTGGTCTAAAATCTGGTTAATGCGTGTACCGGATAAATCGCCCGCGCTAGCCCCTGCTACTGTAGCTATCTGTGCATTTTGGGCAAGTCTAAACGCATCTACCGCCGTTATTGTGGTATAAACAACGTCAAACGCATTTTTAGGCGTAGTAGTGTTATAGCTAGTAATAAAGCCGCTAAATATAGGGTAAGTAACGCTGTTATAGGTAGCAGATATAGCTACTTTACGCATTGGATCTAGCAAGCCAAAATAAGGGCTGTTAGGGTTTTGTGGGTTAAAATCGCCGTTTTGATCTACTATTCTTAAAGTTAGTGTACCTGTTTGGAATTGGTCGGCCTGTGGGTTACGGCCTCTGTTAGTTTGTATTGTATCTACTACGTCCGATACATCTACAATTACAGCCGCGCTATCGCTTAATATATTTGTATCTAATATGCCTTCACCTAAAATCATAGCTTGGGCAAAGCTAGGGCCAGTACTAAAGTTAATTATAGCGTTTATTACTGGCAGGGTCATAGCCCACCGGTGTAACGCAACGGGTCGCCTCTACGTTCTAAATCTAATATAGCTCTTTGTACGGCTAGGCTTATTGTGTCCTCACTACCTACTACACCTGCATTTACGTTTACTGTTATGTTATCTGCCATACGAAAACGGGCAGGGTCAAAGGTAGATCCCGGGCCTATACCGGGTGTATCAAATACGCCCATAGCTCTTAATCTTGCTTGCTCATCACCTAAAGCATTAAGCGCATTAGTACTCATAGCATCTGTAAGCGTATCTATCTGCTCTTTTAATAAAAAGTTAATACCCGTACCTGTGCTAGTAGCAGCGCGTAAATTAGTTAGTGTTGCTATCTGTCCGGCAATACCGGCAGCAAGACCCCCGCCACCACCGCCGCCACCGCCGCCACCGTTGCCACCGTTGCCACCACCGCCGCCACCGCTGCCGCCACCGCCACCTGTTGCAGCTCCCGGCACTATAGGCAATATCTTTAGCCCTGCCATTTTCATTAACAGCGCTAAGGCTTCATTAAGGTTTTGTATATCTATAAGCGCTTTAGGCTTAAACTTTTCTAAAATATCGTTTATATCTTGTAGTTTGAACTTTTGGCCTTGCAGAGCGCCTAGTATTGCTAAGTCAAGATTAAGTTTCTTGGCAAGGTGCGTAGCAGCCTCTACATCTTTAGCGGCTATAGCTTCCTCTAGCTCTGCCATAGTTTTTTTAATAGATAGGCGGGTTAAGTCATTGGCTAATTGTAATTTTTGCTGATCTGTAGCATTTGCGCCTAGTTTGTTTATTTCATCTTGCTTAGCTAATAACGCTGCCTGTACCTGTATTTTATCTAAATCAAATATATTTTCACCCTTGCCTAAAGCTAGGGCGGCTTTGTCTAGGGCTAGTTGGTCTTTCTTTTCTTTAGTGATTTTCTTAAGTTCATTTAATTTTTTCTTACTTGCCAGCGCCTCAGCCTTAGATATTTTAAGCAACAATGCACGGTTATTTAGCTCTTTAGCGTATGCCTCAGCTGCTTTTTTACGGGCTTTGTTTGTTTTGTCTTGTATATCGGCAGCTGTGCCAGTAATAGGATCTAAACCTACAAGTGCATCTAAACCTTTTAGCAATAACTTTAGAAATGGGTTTTTCTTTAGTTCCTCTATTTTGGCCTCAAACTTTTCAAAACTTGTAACAGCCTTGCCTAAAGCCCTACCTATCTGTGTGCCTAAATCTATAATCATAGTCTGGAACTCTTCAACGCTAACGCCAGACTCTTCCAAGCCATCTATAAAGCCTTCACCTATTTTTTCTTTAGCTAAATCTGCCGCCTCACCTATTCTTGCTAATTTACCTGCGTAAGTATCGGCAGCGTTAGCGCCTGCACCTTTAAACTTATTCTGTAAATCTTGTAGCAATTCGTTAAAATCCATAGCCTGTAATTCAGCCGTGCTATAGCCAATTCTTAATCTAGTTAAAGCTGTAGTTTCACCCTTAAACGCCCGGCCTAAAGCTACGCTTACGCTTTGTAAATCTTTGCCTGTTGCAGCGCTTACATCTAAAGCCGTTTGTAATAGTTTTTGCGCTGTAGTTGCATCATTGGTAGCTTGTGATAAAGCTACAAACGCGTTAGTAAGATCACCGCCGGCTTTGCCTGTAGCTAAAGCCAATTTATCTATGTACTGGTTAATAAATGGCGCAGCAAAACCTAGATTAACTGCATTAAGCGCATTTTCTAATAACTTAGCTTCTTTTTGAGCCTCACTAAAAGCCCTAGCTACAGACCTACCAAACGCTAAAACAGCTGTAACGCTAAATGCTTTTACTAACGTTTTACCTAAACTTTTTGTACTTTTACTTAGTTTACTGGTTGCCGTTTCTGCTTCCTTAAACGCTTTTTTGCCCGTAAACTCAGAGGCTATATTTACTACTACTTGTGGATCTACAGCCATTATGCCGCCGCCTTAAAATTATTATTAAATATAATTTTGGTCTTTTCTATAGCTTTAATTACAGCTGCGTTAGTTTTGCCGCCGTCCTCAGCCCACGCTCTATAAATAGCCCGGCCTCTCATCTTTCTAGACCTACGCCCCGCCCCTTTTTGGTTATTGGCATCTACTATTTTACCCGTAGCATCTAGGGCATCTATAAACTGTTTACCCGCGTTAGGGTTTAGGCTTTGTGAATACTGCCTACCGGTATGTGTAGTTTTATCATAAACGCCATTTAAGTAACGATCTACCATAGGCCCTTGAGGTCTGCCCTGTGGATTAAGTCGCCCGGCGGTTTCATAAATAGTACCTGCCGCGCTAACGTTAGCTATACGGGCTAAAGCTCTAAAACCGTTTCTATTTACTTTACTAGGCGCTGTCCTATAACCTATTCCTCTCCTAGCGGCAGCTGCATCAAATCTAGGAAACTGTCTATATTTTGCAGTATCGCTAGCCTCTGCCTTACTCCAGCCGCTTAAAACAGTAGCAGGTATAAAACCGCGGGCAACTATAACTATAGGTTTTAATAGCGCTGCCATTTCTTTTTGCAATTCTTTAGATAAGTCCGGCGTAAACTTGCGTAATGCCTTGCGCGCTTCAATAGCGCCTTTTAACTCTGTTGGCATCTTGCACCGCCTTAGCTTTATCTGTTAAAACTTTTAATATATTCTTAAACATCACATCATCTAGATCTAATAAATACTGGGGCGCTATGCCTGTTTCTACCGCTACTTGTGCGATTAGATAGCCAAAGCTACCGCGCCCCACTATTCCAAAGGGTCATCATCTAGTACCTCAACTTTAGCTAAGGTTTCTAGAAAATCTGCCCCAAAACTTTTTACTACTTCCCCGCTAGTGCGTAAACACTCCCAAGCAAGCCAGTAAACATCACTTTGTTTTTCATCATCTCTAAAGGCTTTATGAAAACCTTTTTTTGCATACAGCTCAAAGGCATACTCAATACGGGGCGTAATCTTATGCTCGGTTACGCTGCCGTCTGCCCTTGTTATTTTAAGTTTTGCCATTGTGTGCCCCTTTGTCTAGTTGTTATGGTGTGGTATCTACTACGATAGCTGAATTACAAGTAAATGTAATGCTCTGTGTAGAAATATCGCCAACAGCGCCGTTAATATCTGTAGTGTTATTAACTAATACTGTGGTTTGATATTCTGGATTAGCTGCCGATACGGCGTCGCTAGTTTGCTTTAGTGTTAGCGGTACTGTAGTACCCCACGCGGCTTGCAGGGTTTGTAGTACCTCACTTGTAGCAGTATCGTTTAGAAAGTCAATAGTAATAGTGCTAGCTTCCAAGCCTTTTACAAACTTATGCGCGGTATCGCCCATAGCTGTTACTTCCAGCTCATCAAAGCTACGGTTAATAG